TTTTATACTATTAACTGCATTCTTATCTTTTTTTTAAATTTGGCTTCATTATGGAATAAAAATAAACTAAACATATGTTTTTCGTAATTATTTAAATTTTCACGAATAATAATACGCGATGTTAGTTTTATTTCAGGGAGATATACAATAAATTGATAAAGACCGTCGTTTCTAGTAATTTTATCTAAAACATAACCTTCATATTGTTTTGTTAGAATATCAGGTTCCTTACTACATAAATCTAACAAAGTACAATCATTTTGAACTTTTCGGATAGAACGCATAGTTGTATTAATATAATCTATTTCTTGTAACCATTTATTATAAAAGTCTTCTGCCCTTTCAGATAATGTAATCATTTTATTATTTATTTGAATTTGAATCATGTTTAATAAATCTACTAGACGACGTATAGGACTTGTGATGTGAACATAGGCATCCATATCAAGTAACCTATGTCGAATAGATTCAGAATTTATACTTTTACTGACATCTATGTATTGACCGGAAAAACTCTTCCAAATAGTGATAAATTTAGATACTTCTTCTGGCAAATCGTTTGGAATCGATTCTTTTTCTTCTTTGTCTTCTTTTTCTTTATCTTGTTTTAAAGTTGTAGAACGAAAAATACCATTACGGAATTTCAATAGGTCCTGAGCACAATAATAATTCATTAAAATCATAAAATAACTAACAACATCATGACTATCGTTAATTTTATTTAAATACTTATATTTTTTGGAAAGAGATTTCGCGCAATTAAAAATGGCATTATAATCTTTCATTTTTAATAAGGAGTCTTGTTCATATGTATAGTTCTTATTGACGCGAATAATACAATTTGAAAAATGAAAACAAGTTATTATATTATTTTCTATTGTTATATCTAACACGAAAGCAACTCTATTTTTATTTTCTTGTAAGCTACATAAACAATCAGATAATATAGTTGGTAGCATAGGTCTTTTTTTATCGGGAAGATAAATAGTAGATATTCTTCTTGAAAAGGAGTCCCATAAATTCAAATAATCAATCCAAATAGTAACATTGGAAATATAAATACTTAACAATACTTGGGTTTCATTTACTACCTTTATAGAAAATGCGTCGTCAAAATCTACACTATTTACCGGGTCCACCGAAAAAATATTCCAATTATTATCACTGTTTCTGGTTTCTAATAATGGATACGATTTATGTATTAACTGTATAATATTATCATGTTCTTCGCTTTTTTGCTCTAAAAATTTGTGTGTATCTTTATGAAACCGTTGTATAGATGTATTTAAACTTTTACAATATAATTGGTATTCATAAAAATTTTCTAACAAATCTACGCTTCCAATGACTTGTTGTAAAATACCTATAGGATGTTTAGAATCCCAGTTATTAAAACGGAATGTAACATATAAATTGTTAAACAATTTAGAGAATCCCATATGTTTCATTTCATAAGGTATTAAAAAAGTAGGTATGCGAACGTCATCCGGAATACATTTATATAAAAATTTATTTTTGATTTTTCCATAGGTTTTGTTTTCGGATAATATAAGAACCCCGGCAATACAATCGCTATCTCTAAGAGTTGAATGAACTATATTTACTTTGGACTTATTTAAAGTAAATATATCATTATTTAACAATTTATTTAGTAAAGGATTAAAGTTATTCGCATGCTCATCGTAATGAATTATAATAGGTTCAAATGTAGACGCGTTTACTACAGACCATTTTGAATAGTCTCGATTCTCTAGAATGAATTTTAACAAGGTCATTATTATAAAGAGTAATAAATAAATAAATATAACGAAATATCTTTATATTTATTTTCATATTTATATTTAAGTTGTATCATTTGTATTTTCAACACTAGAAACTATTTCAGGGTCACTAGGAATAGTAATCTCCATTTTTTTCTTCGTTATGGTTCGTTTAATATTTTGATTTTGTAAAAAATACATTATAAGTTCTGGAGAGATAGCTATCGTGCTCATGTACGATCGATAATAAAAACAACAAACACTTGTATCTTTGCTAAACTTAAATGAGTGCCACCAATAAGCCGGTATATAAAAACATTTTCCAGGCAGAAGCGTAATATCTATACATTTTACCTTTTCAAAATCTTTATTATAATGAGGTTGCACAGACCATGGATTTACAGGAGATTTAAATTCAAAATTTTCATAATCATAAATAGGATATAAATAACGACTACTTTTAGGAGGAGTTAGTTTAATTTGAATAGAACCTTGGGTTACTATAAAAAAATTACGATAATTTATGTTATACCGAAAAGGCGTTACGGTATTACTTGATCCCAATAAAATATCATACATGCATAATGAGTTTAAAAAGGGACGAAGATATTCATCATTTTGTTGTATATTTTTAATAACACCAGTTTCTTGTAAAAAATCCTGGTTATTTTCTGAAAAATAAATCGATTGTGAATCCTTTTTAAAAAGCTCGTTTGCTAATTGTAATCCGAGTGGGGCATATAATTCACTATCCAAAATAGAATACTCATCATGTGTTATTTGAGTGTCTCTTATTTTTATTTCAAATGCGGGATAATTTTTAGATAGATAGTCCTTGTTTGTTGTAAGACTAATTTGATTTTGATTGCTATCATTATCAAATAAAACAGGCTGTCTAAAGTCACATATTTCTTCAAATATTTCTTTCGATTGTCTATCTATCTCAAAAATTTCCAAATCATTACTCGTTTTTAAATGGAAATTTATATGTAAATACAAAAATAAAATAATACAGAAAATAAAAAATCCTATAATTTCTTTTATCATATTTATATAAAAAGAACAATAATAATTGCTTACTGTAACGAATACAATTGTTACATTTTAGGGGCTACAAAAAACACTACATAACTTTCCTCACCTAAATCATATTTCATACGAATTGGATAATCATTACTAATAGAAATGTCTATATCTTTAGACAATTTTGTCGTAAGACACATTTTGTGTATGTAATTCAAACTGTACGATAATTCCAAGGTTTCTCCTTCTGAAATAGTAAATTCATTCAAATCATCAATTGGAATAGTAACGGTCATTTTACCATGTTCTCCGCTGGTATTTAAATGAATTCCATCTTCGCTACACGATATTTCTAAAATTTCTCCAAAAAGAATAAGTTGACTTGTTAGTTCGCATAATTGTTTTGTTTTTAATGAAAAATCGGCATCATATTCAATTTCCGGAACGGTTAAAGCGTCTTGTTCTAAATCTAATATAGGTATTTGAAAATATCGATTAAATTCATTTTTTTGATTGTCATTTTTTTCAGGATTTATGAGTAAATGAATATCTACGTGTTCTTGTGAATTGTCAAACATTAATACAAGAGTATTGTTTTCTTGAGAACGAGATAGAATAGTATGAAATGAATTACTATCAATTACAACGCTTATTGTTTCACTTGTTTCATATGTGGTAAACCATTTACTGCTAATATTTATATTAAACAAACAAACGTGCGATTTATCCATTCCTTGAATAAATAGTTTATCCATATTAAATTCTAGTTTTATTACATTAGAACAGTTTTTTAGTAATTGAAAAATAGCTACAAGTACGTCGATTTTGTGTTTTATGTTAAGGGTTAACTTCATATTTTAGTAAATATTAAACATGTAATATTTAATATTTAATCAGGAATAATTAATATATTGTTATATTTTATATTTTATATTTTATATTTTTATATTTTTATATTTTTATATTTTTAAAAATCATTTTGAATAATTTCTTTTAGACTAATATTTGTTAGGTCTACATTTACAGCAGTATTATCAGAAGTCACGAAATCTGTGTCTTCTTCATCATTTACATTATCGACATTCAGTTCTATTTCATTATTGTTATTATTTTCAGTTTCATTGTTATATGGATTGGATGTTTCATTTTCACCTGATGTCATTAAAGATTGTAAACAACTAACAATGTTTTGTAATGAATTCATTTCTTTTTTTAAATGTTCAATTGTTAGTTTTAAATCTTTGATTTCTTTAGAGGAATTTGTTGTTAAAGTTTTAGTATTCGCTATAACAGGCTTTATTAAATCAAGTTGTTGTTTAGCATTTTCATTTTCTAGAGTTTTTTGTTCAAGAGTATCAAGGCGTTGAATAATATGTTCTATTAATTCATTATTTACTCCTCCTCCTTGTTCTAATGAGTCCAAACTTTGCATTTGATTTTCTAAACGTCCTAATCTTAAAGTAATAAGAGTAATAGCTTGCGGAACAGACATTTTAGGTTTGGAATTAGGTACATTTTGTTGTTGTTGCTGTTGTTGTTGATTTTGTTGTTGTGCTACTGACGCTTGTTGTCCAGCTAAACGTCCATTAGTACCGGGACGTATTTGTGGAGGCTGTGAAAATGCTGTAGTTGATTGTATAGAAGTTCCAGGCCCTCGTTGCCCTTGTCCCTGACCTTGTAAATCAGGGGGTCCATTTCTTCGTCTTTGTGCTGCGGTTGTGCGAGATGAACTCATTAGTTATAATCTATATATTGTTTTTAAATAACTTACGCATTTTATAAGTTTTTATATTTTCTTCCATACTTCAAAAAAATTATTAAAACATGGTCCCCAGCCTCCAGCCTCTGAATAATCTATTTTAAAATTATTTTTTTGTAAAATATCATCAACGTAATTTTTTTTTGTTATATCATGATAATCGTTTTCCATAATGATTAATTTAATATTTAGTAAAATTTCAGGCATATCTCTTAAAATATTATAAAATGCGCCTTCGCAATCTAAAATTAATGTATCAAACTGTATATTATATTTTGAGTTTAAGTCGTCCCATGTAATAGTATTTACTGATTTATATCCGTCATACAAAATATCGCTTTCAATTGTATCCCAGCCTATTTGTATTAATTTGTTTTTTGATAATGCTGAATTTTCAATATGAAAAAATTTATTATTTAATTTTTTATTTTCACATAATTGATTTGCTATATCTGTATCCGTTTCTAATGTTACAAAATTATAATTGCTTTTTTTTTCTAAAATATCAGATATAATTAAAGAATTACGACCTATATTACTTCCTATTTCCAATACTTTTTCATTTCCAGTTAAATATCTAACAGTCATTTTTTGCTCAGGAATTTCTCCATAAAAATCTCCATGATTTATTCTCAAATTATTCCACATATTTGTCAATTTTGTATCAACATTAAAAGCATTTATTATATTTGTAGTTGTGTCAATATGTATAGTTAAAGTATAATCATATTCTTGTGTATAGCCATCGTCCATTGTTATAAGTATTGTTTTTAAAATACCTTGAATGGGGTCTGAAAACAAATTAGCACGATTACAATCTCCTTCGGGTATAATAATATTATTATTTATCATTAACTTATTGTAACAAATAGATGTAACATCTAGTTTCGTTTCTAAAGCACCATAAAATATTTTCATATAATATACATGAATATATTTTTTTGTAATATGAGTACTATAATTTAATTTTGATAAAGATGTTATTTTTTATAAAATCATATATAATTTCAACATTTTTCTTGTTTGTAATCCGTAATTATTTATAGCTTTTCTAAAATATCAATATTATTTATGATTTCAGTATGGAGAGTTATGCTTTTTTCAATATTTTCAATATCTGCTTTTTTCCATACACAGACAAAATCATTCCAACAATCAATCGCCAAAAACATTAAATGTCTCTACAAATTTTACTGGATAAATGGGCTCATTTGAAATTCGCTTACCAGACCAGTATGATAATGCTTGTCCAGTATCGGAGTAAAAACGGCAATTATCGCCTGGATTTACTACTATATCAACTGACGTGTCTGTTTCCATATCAATACATACCTTTTTCTTCAAAAAATAACGCAAATAGCCATTTACATTTCACCCTCCTATATCAACTACTAAACCATTTTGAATTCAATATGATTCGGCAAACGGTTGTTCTGATTTTAACGATGTATAGTGCATATAATATAATATAATATAATACCAAATAATTTGCAATTTAGAATATACATATATCAACAAAAATGGTTTATTTAGCTAAAGATACCATTTTTCACTAATTAATTTCTTTTTATAAATCATATGGATAGTTTAAATGAAATGACAAAAAATAGTTCAGCAAAAAATGGTTTTTTTAAACACGTATTTAATTTTGACGACGAATCCAAAGAAGATATGTCAAATATCGTACAATATGCTTTGCTAGCATTAATACCAATAATTGTATTGAATAAGGCAATGCAACGGTTTGTTCCGGAAGCTGACGATGAAAAAGGAAATATAGAGATTGTCGCTGAAATAATTATGCAGGTGATTGTCATGTTTATTGGCTTATTATTTATTCATAGAATTATAACATATATACCAACATATAGTGGAGCAAAATATGCGGATTTTAATGTGACAAATATAATTTTAGCAGTTTTAATAATTGTATTGAGTTTACAAACTAAATTAGGAGAAAAAGTAAGCATATTAGTGGAAAGATTAACAGCACTTTGGGAAGGTGGAAGTGATAAGAAAAAAAATACAAAAAATACAAAAAAACAAACAACTAGTCAGCAATCAAATCAAAATCAAGTTGCTATCAATCAGTCTTTAAATACACAATCAACTTCATTGAGTCAATTGCCTCCTCCACAGTTGATTTCAAATCAGATAACTCCTGATTATAGTAGCAGTATCCCTTCTATTGGAAACAATCCCCCAGACATGTCATATGAAAATTTTGGACCCATGGCAGCGAATGAAGCATTAGGTGGAAGCGGATTTGGAGGAGCGAATTGGTAATAAGTAATATAGTACGTAATATATAGTACGTAATATATAATTTAACGATACTAATTTACAACTTTGTTAAACAACAAAACATCATCGTGATATAATTGTGATATTCGATTTCTGGTTTCATCGTTTAGTTTACCTCTTAATTTATTTGATACGTTTATTTTGTTATAATCGTTTGGATTATATTTGTAGCCAAAAAAATGTAGAAAATCCGGCAATTGATTTATAGTAATTATTATATCTACATTCTTTGTCCAATATACTAAAGAATTATATGGTGTAAAGCGTAATATATCATTGTCATTCATTTTACTGACTATTTCATTCAAAGTAATACGTGTATCATTATATACATAATCTAATTGTCTAGGCCAGTCTCCTCGTGGGATTGGTTCATCTAATCGGTAATTTAATAAACTTTCAAATCTGTCGACAGGGTCTCTTATTATGGTAAAATTGATACCTTCGTTTTCTACTGCTTGGTTATGGTGTTTATTCTTTATATTTAAATCACGACAAATACTGGATACATAACTCCCGCCACATTTTGGAGTATGTATAAATATTAAATTTATTTTATTGTTTTCGTTTTGTTTTTTATTTAGTATAAAATTCCAAAATGTTGTATTCGTCATATTATATATTTATACAATATTGTATAAATATATTAAATAATATTATATAAATATATTAAATACTTTATACTATGTCTCCGGTTAAAAATAATTTAAATTCTGAATTGTTAGTAAAAGCGTTAGAAAATGATGATAATGAATCATTAATGAATCTAACAACTAAAAAAATTAAAGAGATAAATTTAAATGTTTTAAAAGAGTTGCATTTACCGAGAGATATTACACTCACTTATGTAAAAAAATTAAATGGATATAGATATATTGACGAAGTAAAAGATATTAAATATGGAGGGTTTATTAAATGGATACCTCTACAAGATCCGTCGTATTTACCTTTAAACGCAGGAGGCATTATTTCTGATATAAAAGTTACAGATAACGGATTGATTTTAGTATATAAAAATTTTATGCATAAATACTATCAAATAAAAATGGATGAATGTTTAATATTTCAAAAATTAAGTAATCAAGAACAAGTATTATTGTCTGCGTTAGACCATTTATCTAAATCATAAACTTATTACTTTACGTAGCGTTTATTCTCAGTCTGTTAATGTTTTTGAATATTGGAATAATCAAAATTTATTATATTATATTATATTATATTATATTATATTATATTATATTATATTATTTAACATGAATAATAGTATTGTATTCGTTCATTTATTTCATGTACTTATTGTAGGCAGTTTATTTTTATATGTAGGAATACGTAAAATAAAAATATCTCCTATATTCTATCCTATATTACTTATTTTAGGCATAATTGTAATTATTTATCATATTATTAAAGCGGTTACCAAAATAAAAAAAGGATTATCCGCATGGGTTAATTATATTCATATATTTCTAGTTGGTCCTTTATTGATATATATAGGAATTAATAAGACAAATACAGATCGTCGTTATTTTGAAATGTTGTTGATGTTAGGGTTCGCATCAATAGGGTATCATGGATACTATTTATATTTAGAATATAATACTCTAATGATTAAATAAAAAATAATATTACAATAAATTATAATGGGATATCAAACTGCTTTAAATACAACCAGAATATCAGCAACAGGCGGAACAAGAGATATCGCTTCTATTATAACATCTACACTTGGAGGTGCTGGAAGTCCAGTTCGCGTATATAAATTCATTGCTGCTCAAAACAAAACGAATAACCTTTCGCCTAGTAATTACTTTTTTAATTATTTAGGAGGCAATCGGTCAAAGACTCCTGAGTTTAATGCTTTTTACAGTAGTCGTTTTAGACGCTGAGCGTCTAAAATACGCGCGATATTTATTTATGATTTAGTGTTCAGTTATTATATGTTAATACATATAAAACATATTATTTGTCATGATATATCGTCAAAAAAAATAATGTAATAAAATATAAAAATATTATATTTTATTTTATTTTATTTATTTTCTATATTTTCTATATTTTTTTGTTTTTTGAAAATGAATATTACATTTTTGTCTTCGTTTTCTTTTTAATTCATCATTTTCATTTACTGAATAAATAATTTGTTTATTTTTAATACATTTACATAAATTTTCTTCAATATATTTATTTGCGTTTTGAATTATTTTATTATCATTTTTTGGAATTTGAATATTATAATATTGTAAAATATAAATACTATCATCCTTTGTTAAATTTGGTTTCATATATAATTTATATATATATCAAATATTTTATTTTTTGTTTATAATTATGTTTGATAGTATATAAGCAATGACTTATGTGAGTAGAATAGTAGTATTTGATTTAGATGAAACATTAGGATATTTTCAAGAATACGGAATATTTTGGAACTCATTAAATGAATATTTATTAACAAATAAAAAATGTACAAATTGTATAAATGAAAATGTATTTAACCAAATATTAGATTTATATCCAGAATTTATACGTCCAGATATTTTACCAATATTGTCTTATCTAAAAGAAAAAAAAATACAAGGTAAATGTAGTAAAATACTTATTTATACAAATAATCAAGCTCCTAAAGATTGGACAAAAATGATACAAAACTATTTTGATAAAAAATTAAATTATTGTTTATTTGACCAAATTATTGGTGCGTTTAAAATAAATGGAGAAATAATTGAAATGTGTCGGACGAGCAATTCAAAAAATATTAATGATTTAATATGCTGTACTCATTTGCCTGTAAATATACAAATATGCTTTATAGATGACGTACTTTATCCGGGTATGATTTCTGAGAATGTATATTATATAAATATAAAACCGTATAGTCATCACATTTCATTTGAAATTATGATAGATCGTTTTTTAAATAGTAAGATACTTCATGATGAAATAAAAGATAAAGAAAAATTTAAAATAGATATACTAAACTTAATGCGTAAATATAAATATAATTTTCATCCAAAATCAAATATGGATTATACTGTTGATAAAATACTTTCAAAAAAAATATTAGAACATTTACATACGTTTTTTAAAACAAATTATCCTGAAACCCCCAAAAAAAATAAAAAAATAAATAAAACAAGAAAAAAGATATAATTTTTAATTTTTTTAAATTTTGTTCTCGATTTTTTGTTTAATTTTTATCAAATATGAATTAATTATTTGGTCTATAAATGTTGTTGTTAATAAAAATAATCCAGCACTAAAAGCTATTTTTTGGTCTAGTTCATTAAATTTAATTTGACGAAACCAATTAAATCGCCAAATTAAAAATATACTGACATAAATTTTTACCCAGTACTGTAATTCATTCAGATAATTTGGGGCATTCGATGATATTCCAAACAAAGCTATAAAATAAAGTAAATAAGATGTAAAAATAACATAGTCAAAAAAGGTATTTTGAAGATTAAATAATTTTTTGGAAGTATTCATGTATATATTATATGATTATTTTTCTTCGTTATAAATAGATAAAGTGCGAGCACTTGGGTCTACCGCATTTATATATTTTGGCATCCAAAAATACGGAATAATGTTGTCTAACTCCGGATATAATTCTTGGAATATATTTCGGTAATATATTTGTTCGTTTGTTGTTGGACTGTTTATAGTATAAACTTTATTCAAGTCTAAATCCAAAGAATTTGTATACTCTTGTAAAATAGTGTATAAACTTCGTTCATTCGCACTTACCCCATCACTAAATGCTTCTTTTTTTCTCCAAAGGACCTCATTTGGTAACAACTGTTTATCTAAACCCAAAACTTGATAATTATGGAAAGAAAAACTATTTCGTAACAAGTATTTTTCGCATACATTATGATACGTGTGAAACCGTATTGCTGATGGGATAGACAAATAATATTGAACAAATGATCTATCTAAAAAAGGCGTCCGTGGCTCAAGACCGTGACAAGATATACATTTATCGGAACGCAGTACGTCAAAAGAAGAAATATTTTGTAATAATCTTCTACATTCGTTATCGAATTCTATACAGTTAGGAGCTTTTCCCATATATAAATAACCTCCGCACAATTCATCTGAACCGTCTCCGTTAAAAATAACTTTCGCATGACTGTGTTGTGAAATGTATTTCCCTAAAAGATAATTTCCAATACTAGCACGAACAGTAGTAGTGTCATAACTTTCTATTGCTTTTATAACTTCAGGAATAGCATCGATCATTTGCTTTTCTGTAATGATAATTTCGGTGTGATTTGTTCCCAAATAGTCAGCAACTTTTTTGGCATATTTCAAATCTTCTGAATTTTTTAACCCAATGCTGTATGTCTCTATAGGTGTATGAGAAACTTCTTTGTGTATTTGACATACTAATGCGGTAATAAGACTACTATCAAGTCCTCCTGAAAGAAGACATGCTATAGGCCTATCGCTGTTTAGATAACGTTTTTGAACAGCGTTACATAAATGATGTTGTATTCCGTATTTGTATATGGAATTATCAAAATCATATTTTTTTGTATCTATATTTATATTTGTTCCGATGTAAGAGCTAGGTCCCAAGGTAAAATACGCTTTATTTACAGTAACTTCATCCCATTTTGACAATATTTTACTTGATTTTTCAAATATACTATAAGTTCCGGGTGTAAATTGTTCTAGATTATAAAAAGAACTATAAACACTATAATCACTATAATTATAAAATTCGGATAACATTTTTAATTCAGACGCTACTCCGAAAAAATGTTCTTCTTTTGATATCTTTGGACGAAGAATATACAGTGGTCTGACTCCAAGAGGGTCTCTAGCAACAAATAATTTGCTAGGTTTATCATCAATAATATTCATATCGTATAATAAAAAAGAAAATACTCCATCTAACATAACGAGAGTTTGCTCAATACCAAAGAGTTTATATAGATGTATAATAATTTCACAGTCGGAATCTGTAACTGCTTGAATATTTAGTTGTTTAAATAATTCTTTATAATTATAAATTTCTCCATTACAAATGAGAACAATATTATCAATAATAAATGGTTGGTTGGATATATTATTTAATCCATTGATAGCCAAACGATGAAACCCTATTTGAATATCAGAACCAAAATATAATAATTTAGAATCTTCCGGGCCTCTATTTTTACCTTTTTCAAATTGTTGTTGGATAAACTGAGAATGAAAATATAAGGGGTAGTTTATTAATGAAAAGATTCCGCACATGTAGTATAATATATTAAATAGGTTGTATTTAATTATTTTTATAATAAATTATATTATTAGATTATAGAAATGAGTGCTTTCGATTTTATAGAACAAACTGCTTCACAAAGAACAAATTCCATAAATAATAGAACATTTCAACGTAATATTCCATCACAAACATTACAACCATATTTGGAATCCAGACCAGTTTCGACGAAGTATTCTTATTTGCCAGTAGTGGATCCTAGGAAAGAATCAACTGTACCAGTAAATCAAATGCCCACGTTTAATGTTGAAACTACATTCAATCCAGGAAACGCACGTAGTCCTTGGAGCGGATATGCTTCGAATGTAAATAAGGAGTCTGAACTACGTAATCAGATTTATGCGCATCAATCATGTAGTCAATCCGTTTATGTACCGTCGAGTAAAAGCGACTTATTTCATTTACATTGGAATCAAGCGCCAGTAGAACAGCCTTTTCCGAATTTGTTTAAAGAAGAACCATTACAACCAAATACGTATATTCACAATAAAGACGTTGGTTATGCGATTTTTCATAACCAAACGAGACAACAAAATAAAAATATCAACGTAGATAACTGTTAAATGGATTCGAAATTTGTTAGTTATTTAATTCCCGTTACCAATAATTTCTAAAAAAAAGTTTACGCGTGTTATAAAAAGTAAAATATCTTTTTCAATTATGATAGCAGGCGACCAGTTTATAGTATACTGATTATTATGACAATTCACAATATATTCATAATATTCGTTTAGATTTATTGTAGCAGAGCTTTTATTTATAACGGACGATAAATTCCATTGAGGTGGCAAAAATGGATAACCATCTCCATATAAAATTATTGTGTTAATTTCTACATAGGATACTAGATAGGAATGAATAATATTATTTATTTCCTGAGGTAGCTCTCGGATATTTTGCTTCTTTAAATTAAAATTATCATGAATATATATAATTTTTAAGCAAATTGTATTTTCTTCAGAATTTATTTGTAATGAAATACTTATTTTGTTTTCTTTTGTGCTAGGAATACCGAAATATTCATGTAATTTTCGAATGTCAATATTAGAGCAAAGCTTTGCTATTCTACGATTAAGTATTAGCGTTGACATTTTGTTATACTGTTTAACTTTAATAATAAAAGTTTAAATCGTGTATTTTATATAATATATAATATAATATAATATAATATAATATAAAATATACAATATACAATATACAATATGGAGAAAGAAGAAATACAAGAATCAAACAAAACATTAAATCGTTTAACTATAGAATATCTAACGAACAATAAACAAAAAAAACAGATTCAACAAGAAAAAGACAAAGACAAACATAATTTGGCAAACTCTTTAATTAAAAAAGATAAGAAATTTTATAGAAGAAGAATATTAAATCTAACAAAAGAAATGTTGCTCAATAATTATCCGGATGATTTATTACAAGACGTACATGATTCATTTGAACATTTTTTAAAGAGTTGTATAGGTTATTTTAAACTAAAAGATGAAAGTGAAATTATACAAGAAGAGTATAAAATAGATAGTCTTTTGGATGAAATTACGCAGACAGAACTAGATGCGGATGATATTGTAACTCCGGAAGAAGCTGATAAATTAATGATGCGCTCTATTACATTACATAAAAAACCATTAGATAATTTCGTAAAAATTAAGTATTTAAAAACGAAAGAAGATATAATTCTTCCAACGCAAAAAGAAATTAATTTAAAAGATCCTCAATTTAAAAAAAAAGGCGTTCCTGAAAAGAAAATAATCTCTCAAACATATAAGAATGAAATCAAGAAGAAAAACGAAAATGAAAATGAAAATGAAAACGATAAAACAACGACATAATAAAAATAAAAAAGAAGGCACTCGTAAAAAAAACATAATAACAAAAAATATATTATTAAAAAATGTCAATTGTAGTCCAAAGGTAGATAAAAAAAAGTTTACATGTTATTCAGATAAAAATTTACATAAAATGAGAGATATGTGGAATTCTAGACATCCTGACCAACAAATAAATACAAATGATTCTTTTGAAATTTGGAACAAATTAAAACAATATTACAGTAAAATGTGTAATAAAGAGTCATGTTGGATACGACAGCTCGCAAAAAATACTCCTATGAAAAAAGAATTGTTAGATGATTTTTCACCGGAATCACCCAAAGAATGGGATAATAACCCAAATGAATGGCTATCAAGCGTAGATATAAGCGAAGTCATGAAACAATATGAACGCACTTATAAATGTTTTGAGTTTATAGGACCATCCCCTATTGATTTTGATACAAAAAAAATGAGAGGCGAATGCGTGTGGGATGAATTGTGTAATTTTAATTTAAAAGAACAAATAAAAAACGGTAAAACAAAAATAGGTATCATTTTCAATACGCATCCTCATTATAAATCAGGCGAACATTGGATATCTTTGTTTATAAACATAAAAAAAGGAGAAATCTATTTTTTCGATAGCGCGGGAGAGCAAGTGCTAAAAAAAATTAAAACTTTTGTTGATAGAATAATATATCAGGGGACAAAATTGTCCAATCCTATTCATTTTAAATTCGACCAAAATTATCCAACGGAACATCAATATAAAAATACAGAATGTGGAGTATATTCTATTTTTTTTATAGTACACATGTTAGAAGATAAAATAACAGGACAATATTTAAAAACACATATTTTAAAAGATGAATACATGGAGCAATTTCGGAAAGTGTATTTTAACAAAAAATTATTGGAATAAAAATTATAATATACATATAATATTTATAATTTTGTAAACAAAAACGTTATAAAGAATATACTTGTAATAATAATATATTAATGAATAATACTTTTTTATCCAATCAAAATATTAGACTACTTTGGGATTTGTTATCAGAAGACCCATCTGTTAGTAATTTACCAAAGAGTAAACAAGAGTTAGTATATAATACGTTTATTCAAAATATACAACATTTTTATAAAAATGAAGCTGAACCGGAGGGAATCCAGGATAGTTCACAATTAGTTGCTTTGAATAAAAAATTTTTAACAATCATGTTAAAAATAATGAAACCTGAAACAATAGCAATAGAACCTGCGAAAAAATATAAAATTGAAGATATTCAATCTGAACGGCAAAAAACGTTTGAAACACAATTAAAACAAAGACAAAATGATTTTGAACAATATAATACTCCCAAAAAACCGCCTGTTCCTAATTTTGCGGATACAATCGAAAACGAAAAAATAAAAAATATTGATGAATTAATTTCACAAACGATTTCTCAGAGAAATTTTGATGTACAGCCATTAAAGTATATTCAAATACAAGAACCTGTGTTAAATAATTTCAATAAAGAAATTATAGATCTATCGCCTCCTGCTGCGAATATAACAAATACAACAAATGAAATAAATATTTTAGGAAAATTAAAAACAATTAACGATCCTTTGCCTTTACCTTTACCTTTAGAAGAGTTCAATTTAAAAATGAAAATAGAAATGATAGAAGAAAAAATAGATAAAATATATGATATTTTACAAAATATTCATGATAAATTAAATAACTAATTAAATAACTAATTAGTGTAAATACAATATTAAATACGTAATATGTAATATTTAATATTGTATACAATGGATACAGAAATGGCTAAGTTTCTTGAAGAAGGGATTTATAAAAACTATGATTACAACTTATTTAATAATGGTCCGGACGAACTAGAAGAATTATTTAATGAATTATCTAGTTATATTGGGTATGGAATATTTTTTATGTTTCGATTTATAAATCCATATCCATATATTTCAGAATCTAAAAAAAAAGTATGATTATTTTTATTTCAAAAAAAATTGAAATGCTTCTGAAAAAGTATAATTCATGTAAATTCAAACCCGTCTTTAAAAAAACAATCATGTCGTCACAAATTAATTTCAACACTATCCCAGCAAATGTTCCAGGTATTTGCGTTCCAAGAGCATTCTCAAATATAACCGAGAAGCGAGTAAAAACGATTTTCGAAGAACTTGGTCTAGGAGAAATAGATCGTATCGTTATTGCTCCTAACAAAGCGAATAAGGAGAAAAAAACCAATCATATTTTTGTGTATCTGAAAGCCTGGAACAAGACGGGCGTAGCGAATGAAGTACGAGAGAGACTGTTAACTGGTAATGAAGTCAAAATAGTATACGACGAGCCTTGGTTCTGGAAAATATCCGCCATCCGAGATATGGAATCGCACACCCAAGAAAAAAAGCCATACAAAAACGAGAGGCCAACCGACTCTAAGTTATTACATGCGGAAAGCCAAACCAAACGCAGTACAAACGAATTCAGCCGTTATAATCGTCGCAGGGATTATAATAATGACAACTATTAACGAACTAGATAGATAGCTTTTATAAATATAGATTATATGTATCTTTATTATATTATATTTACCATTGTAATAATTTTTAATTATTATTTTAATTAATTTTTAAATTTTAAAATTTTAAATTTTTTCATGTTTACACCGTAACAAACTTGAATTTTCCGTTTCTCTGTTTTTCTATTCTCCCGACAAATACAGGCATAGTTCCTGGAACTTCTAATGCTTGTTGATATGTATCATAATCATATAAATCATCTGTTCCATTACGTAGAATAAATGTTTTTTTAACAATTTCTCCGTTCTCTTCTACTGGTATTGTAACTTCTGTTCCAGTCCATTCAACCATACTTTTATTCAAGTTAGCAACCGTATCATTTTCGTCTTGCGTGTAATTCGGATTATATGCGAATTCGTTGACAGTTGGATTTCCAAAATTTAAACAATGTAATTGTTCTTTTTCTATTTGTTCTTTTGTTTTACCCTGTTTTGATTTTGAGCTAGTTATTTGTGAATGGATTGCGCAATCAATAGAGGCTTCTTTCATTGCTTTTAATAATTGGGACGTTATTTCTTCTTTAATAGAAGAAATTTCATATAATTTTTCATCCGACGATAATGGAATAGTGCGACTTTTTTTACCTATATCTTTTATTTTTAATTCTTTTGCCTCATCGCTTGCCAATTGCTTTGCTGTAAAAGTCATTAAATATAAAAATACTTCTACGGTTTGTAAAGCCTTTGGTAATTCTTTATGAGAACAAATTCTTCGAGCACGACCAATGACTTGTTCTAAACGCACAGGATGCCAATAAGGTTCCATAAGATGAACATATCGTGTATTTCTTAAATTGATACCTTCTGAACCTGCTGCGGTAATCATTAATACTTTTATTATTTCTCCATTTAAATTATTATTGCTTATTTTCTTTAACTTAGTAGCTAATCCAGTGGGAACATGTTGCCAATCTCCATTATATATATTACGTATTATTTCTTTTTCCTCGGCATCTTCAGTACCAGTATAAAGCGCAAATGTAGGTTTACCTAATTCCTCTTCTGTCATATCAATGTCCCATCCATCAACGCCTGTTTTTTTAATTTTAAATTGAGCAAATCCATTTTGTTCTAACACTAAACAAAAAATACCTATACCTTCCATGGATCGAAACTGACTATAAATTAAATGTAAACCTATATGATTTGGATCTTGAATATTTTCTAACATAGCTAAAAATTTAGGACTGTATGTCTTCAACCCTTCGGGACTCAAATATTCCTCCGAATTTGCTTTTAAAAATTGTAATGCTTCTTTAATTTGTTCACGATAGACTTGACCCCCTTCCACCTCTAATAATTCATCTCCTTCTAATTCCTCTCTTATTCGCATATTGGCTTCTTCGTTACGATATTCTGGTATGGCAATACTATCTTCTTCTTCCTCTTTTCTTTCTTCTCTATCTTCGTCTTCTAGTTCTTTTCCTAATTCTTCTTCTTCTAATTCCGTTCCTCCCACTTGCATTCCTCCCACTTGCGTTCCTCCCACTCGCATTCCACCTATTACCATTTCTAATTCTACTTCCCCTTTTGCTTTTGCTTTCGCCTTTTTTGTTACATTTTTTTTCGTTTTAACTGCGGGTTCCAATTCTATTATTTCTTCTTTTGCCTTTCGTGTAACTTTTGAACCGCGCTTTTTTTCAACATCTTCTTTTTCTTCTTTTCCTTTTTCTTCTTTTCCTTTTTCTTCTTCTCCTTTTTCTTCCTTTCTTTCTCTTTCTTCCTTTCTTTCTTCTAACACCCTTACTATTTCTTTACCCATATCTATTTTTTGAATAGGTTTCGGGCGTCCTGGAGGTTTGGGCATTACAAAATTACAAAATAAACGTGAAAAAATACGATACGTTGACGTTGGTTCTATAAAAATACCATTTTTATCCACCTTTTGTTTACCAGGTTCTCCTGGTTTTTTACGTCGGCTTTCTGTTTGTCTTTCTTCAATACGAGCTTCTTCGTAAATTTTAAATTGATAATCGCTCATCGGTATTTTTAATACATGAAAATCAGTATTTTTTTCATAAGCCGGTAAAAGCTCCTCTTGAGCGCTTCTAAAAAAAGACGTAAGTCCGATGATTCTTTTTTTAAATTTTTCAGTATTATAAACATCTCCGGTATCAACATCGATAAATAAATTAATAAATTCACTTAAACTATCGGGAAGAGCAGTGTTGACATCAAACGTCGTTCCTTTTGGGATAGCCGTAATCCCATTGTCTTTCAAGGTTCCAGTAATACGTTTAATAAAATCTTCATCACTTAGCATGCCTCTTTCGTCTACTACTAATTCTCCCTTTTCATTCATTCTTTCTTTTTTTTCATTTGTCACTCCTTTATATCCAGAATTTCCGGTTATTTTATTTTCAAAACCATATGGATTACGGGTAACCGTCAATATTTTTGAATTTGGACTATAACCAATATAATCCATTATCTTATTTTTAAGAAACATCGCCGATAAAGTGTCTACATTGATTTTGTTAGATGTTTCAACATTCAAGGTAAAATTCCAGGATTTAATATACCCTCTTAAAATATTAAATAAGATTCCAATTTCGTTTGGATAATTAATAATAGGGGTTCCTGTTAATAAAACAACTCTACAATTTGTAGCCCTTAATAAAAGTTCATAAATTTGTAAAGCAAGCGATTCAGGGAGCACATGTTTAGGTCCTCTTGAAAATGGTTTTGATCGATTTATTTTATTTACGATTCTACTAATTAAATTATGCGCTTCATCAATAATAACTACAGCATTATCAAATATATTTATAGTTCCATTTTGAGTCATATTATTAAATTTTTCTTTCCTCAACCCGTTATAATTAATAAATGTATACTTATTTTGTATCATTTCGTCAATTTGTTCATCTATTTTTTTTCTATCGGAACTAGATAATGTATCGTAATTACTAGGTTTTGTAATATTTACAAGCCATGCCCCTTTTTTTCTTTTAATAAATTCCATAGATAAGCCTAATGTTTGAGATAAAGTATATATCGCTTCAGAATTGGTTTCAGAAGAAATCCATTCCCAATACTGATTTTTACGATATAACATATCGCCATATTTTTTGATCTCTTCTAAGTAATTCCGTCTTAAAGAAGCCGGTGTCATTACAATAATTTTGTTAGTGCTTTTAAAGCCTTCGGCGATAGCTATTGAAGAAAATGTTTTTCCAGAGCCTAAACCGTGATATAATAAAAGACCGCGATATGGTGTATATAAATTAATATAATCACGAACAATTTTTTGATGTGTTAGTAATTCTGCTTCTCCAGAAGTTTGGCCTATATTATCGCATGAAATATTTTGTGTTTTATTTGATATTATTTTTCGATATGGTTCAAACAATCCATTAATAAAATTTACAAATATTTCACGATTATTCATGAAATAACTAGAAACCTTGATATTTATATTCGGCGGATTTTCCGGAAGTCTTTTTTTCATGGATGTATCGCCAATTTGAATTTTGTTAGTTAGATCCAATCCTACATCTAAAGAACGTTTTGTTTTTTTCTTTTTTTTCTCTTGTGGTTCTATTTCTTCTACTTCTTTTTCTTCTTCTTTTTCTACAATTGGTTCAGGTTCAAATTCTTTTACTTGTTCTTTTTCTGTTTCCGTTTCCGTTTTTTTTTCATTATCATCCATAATAACAAACTCTTTTCCTAATTTATTTTTTATTTTTTTAACTTTAGGCGGTGGTGGAATGGCTTCAATAATTTCAGGAGCTTTCGATTCAATGATTACAGGTTCCTTAGCAAGTATATCTTTTTTAGGAATAACAACAGATAATTTCGTTTGTTTAATGCGATTCAAAAACTTATCTACATTAAATCCTTCTGAACGCTTATCTTGTATTTTTACATTTATTTCTTCACTAACTTTACCAACGTCGGGTTCTTTTGTTTTATTTTCTTCTAAATGAATAATTATAGGCTGTCTACTATGAACAATAGGTTTTGAATGTAATTGTTTTTTTAATTCCTCTAAAGTATTCATTATATATATTTTAATATAAAACTTTATAATACTTAATTGTATTATAAAATATAAAATATAAAATTGTAATCGATTGTATTGAATTATTGAAGTCAAGTATATATTGGTTTTTGTCTCGTTTTTCTTTTCGGTCGGTGTAATATAATAATGAATACATTTTCTAGTTTTCAAAGTTTTTTACACTTTTAGACATTTACACCTTTGGACATTTAAAACGCCGATTTTCTAAACCTTGTAATTCTTTAATTTTCGTTTTCTTGTTTTATTTTTCACATATACAGCATCTCTGTTATACGCTCCCTTAAATATATTTTCATACTTTTCTTTTGGTATTCCTCGTATTACACTTGTTATATT